TCACGCATGAGTGCCAAGCATTCACGCGATGGATAGATGGAGAGATAAGTCAGCCAGACCTAACAGACCTCACCATCCTATCAATAGATCAGAATGGCAGGATATGGTATGCCAGTCATACACTCCTGTGGGCCAGGTTGCACACTAAACAATGGGCTATTGGGTCAGGATGCGATTACGCATTGGGAGCTATGGCGTCAGGGAAAACTGCTGCGGAGGCTGTCCGCATTGCATCAAGACTTGATGTAAATACTGGCTTTGGCGTTGATACGCTCTGCCTCAAATGACCCAGATAGCCTTACCCGCAGTCCTGATCCCCGTATTTGATGGACGCGCAGACGTAAGAGGCGCATGGGGTGGGCGTGGCTCAGGCAAGACTCGCAGCTTCGCCAAGATGGCCGCTGTGCAGGGTTACATCCACGGCAATGCTGGCACCTCTGGGATCATCCTGTGCGCTCGGCAGTTCATGAACAGCTTGGAAGACTCCAGCCTTGAGGAAGTGAAGCGCGCCATTGAAGATGAACCTTGGCTAAAAGCCTATTACGACATTGGCGAGAAGTACATCAAGAGCCGGGACGGGCGCATCAACTTCACATTCGCCGGTTTGGATCGCAACATTGCGTCGATCAAGTCCAAGGGGCGCTTGCTCTTGTGCTGGGTTGACGAAGCAGAGCCTGTGACCGACGAAGCCTGGTTAACTCTTATCCCAACGCTGCGGGAAGAGGGCAGCGAGTGGAATGCTGAACTGTGGGTGACATGGAACCCCAAGCGCAAGAAAGCAGCGGTTGAAAAGCGGTTCAGGTTCAGCACAAACCCATTGATTAAGGTCGTAGCCTGCAATTGGAAGGACAACCCGAAGTTCCCCGCAAAGCTGGAGCGTGATCGCCTGGACGACTTGGAAGCAAGGCCAGAGCAGTACCCGCACATATGGGAAGGTGAGCACGCTGGAGTTGTGGAGGGCGCTTACTACGCAGCATCGATCACAGCCGCTAAAGCACAAGGGCGAATCAGTAGGGTTGGGCCTGATCCAATCATGTCCTATAGGGCTTTCTGTGACATTGGCGGCACTGGCGCGAAGGCTGACGCGTTCACGATGTGGGTGGCTCAGTTCATTGGCAAGGAATGCCGGGTCTTGAAGTACTACGAAGCAGTAGGCCAGCCAGCAGCAACGCACATGACCTGGCTGCGGGATAACGGCTACACCGGGGTTAATACGACCATTTGGCTGCCGCATGACGGCGACACGCAAGACAAGGTGTTCGACGTGAGCTATCGCAAGGCTTTCGAGTCTGCTGATTACGCGGTGGAGGTTGTGCCGAACCAGGGCAAGGGCGCTGCAATGCTGCGGGTTAGGTCGCTGCAACGGGTATTCCCGTCCATGTGGTTTGATGCTGACGGCTGCGAAAGTGGCTTAGAGGCTTTGGGCTGGTATCACGAAAAGCGGGACTTGGAGCGTGACATTGGTCTCGGCCCGCATCACGACTGGGCAAGCCATGGCGCAGACAGCGCTGGCCTTATGGCCATCGTGTTTGAGGCTATGGGCGCTGAGAAGCCTTCAGCGCAGCCCATCAAGTACAAGCAAAGCCGCTACATCGCCTAGCCTTTACCATTACTCAGAATGGCTCTATTCACTCGGAGCCACACATGAGCCAAACCATCACAAACGGTCAGTCAGTGCGCCTGTCACTGTCTGCCGGTCAATCCATCGCAATCAGCAGCATTTCCGGCACCTACACGGCCTCAGTCGTTGATGGTGCGGCAAAGGGCACTGTGCTTGCTACTAACAGCACTGGAGGCTCTACATACGGGCCTTATGCAACTGGTGCGGTGATCGTGCTTGCTGCGAGTGCTGACGGCGTGATTGACTACGATGTGGGCGTAACTCCGGTCAATGCATACGACGCGAATCTGAAGGGCGTTTATGACGCAAACGGCGACTTGATTGGACTGCGCACGCCTGCGGGGGGGAGCGTGGGGGTGGGTGGTAAAAAGCAAGTTGGACTCATTATCTTTGGGCAATCTAATGAGCGCGGCCAAGCCGAGCTTGTGAATTCGAGCGCCATCAATCAAATGACGGCGAACCCACAGGCATTCCGGAGCCTCATCAACCCAAACATCACGGCGTACTTCCCCGGAGTCAACCAGCTCACGAATCTTGCAGCAGATGGTCGCCTGTATCCACAAGGTTCTCCGTGGTGCAAGGTGTATGACGATTTGTGGGAAGCGGGTTATGAAGCCTTGATTTACAACGCATCGGTTGGGTCACTGTCATTTTTCACTGATGCTGTTTCATTCCCCCGCGCTCGGGCGAATAGTGGAAACTACTTTCGGGAAGCGCGCCCAGCAGGCACTTACGGGTTGACAGATATTGGATGCCAAGGTACGTCTACCATCCAAAACAACTACCTTTTTGAATGCACAACTGGCAGCGAAATTATCGCAGTCCTCCGCAACACTGGACCGAAGCTGCGAAATCCAGAGGGCGACCCAATCCCGGATACTCTTGATTACCTGTTAAGCCCAACGCTTTCCAAAAAACTTACAGCGGTATCAGCCCCTGACTTTACAGCGGCCACGGCTCTTGGCTCAACAGTGACAGATGGTGCCGTTGTCTGGACAAACCGAGGTCTTGCATCGACCTTTGGCTACACCCTGAATAATGCATTCAAGCCGGTTACTCTGCTGGGTGGCGTTAACGCCCCTGGCTTTGATCCGTTTGGTCTTGTACGTCGAGCCACGATGGTTGCACAAGATATGCGCGCTCGTGGTGTCCAGAAAATCATTGTGTACCTGTGCAATGGTCAGTCTGATGCGGGTGCCACATCGCAAGCAAACTACACGATTGCTTTGCAGTATCTGACACAGTATTGCCGCTCCCAAGGCTTTGACGTGTGCATTGGGCTATCAACGTACACGCAAGGTGATTCCACTGTGGGATGGGATGCTTTAGCCGCAGCCCGCACCGCTGCCGTGGCATCATTTTCAGCAGATGCTGGTGTGCATGATGGTGCTGATCTTTACACCCTGATGGGTACTGTCCCCGGTGCAAACGGGCTGTCATACATCACGATGGATAACACGGCAAACAATAACGCCCACATTGACGCCGCGGCCCAGATTGTTGCCGGTGGGCACCACGCCGCTGCGATTCTTGCGGCGTTGGCTTAAGGCGGCTGGACAGTCTTCATGATCTCCACACACCACTGGCCAATAGGAACAGGGTTCGACGTGGCAAACCGTGAATACAGTCTGATTGAAAAATCATTTGAATTCACGGGCGATTTTTCCGAGTCTGTCACAAGCTGCTTTGTATTTGCGAGAGAGGGCGTTGTGTTTCTTCTCATCGCTGGAGGCAAATTCAACCTCGGGAGTGATATTGATCCATATTGCCCTAGCGAAGTTGGCCTGGCACCTATAGCCGTTACTGAAGGCCAAGTCGATAATTTCCTGCTCAATGGAATGCTTTTCAAGGTATGCGAGGACGAGTCTTTTTACACTCGCGTGCTGTCCGAGAGGGAAGTAAAGGCTGCGAACGTTTGGAGTTTGTGTGAGCCTTATATTGATTCTGTCGTCAGCCATGAAAACTGTGTGTTGTGCTCCAGAGTCTCCGAAGGAATTGGCTGTCACATCCCACATCATCCCTTCGTTGTCTTGCCAAACGGCATGATGCTCGGCGCAAATGTAGGCTCCAGGCAGCATACGCAGAAGCCAGCCATAAACAGCATTCCCGCCTCTCTCCTGGGTTTGTGCGTCAACGTTCCAGTAGCAATTGGATGCGGGCCTCAATTTATTGAACAACGGAACAGAGACTGGCGGGTTCTGGCCGCCCATCAAATTCATCACCTCGCTCAGCTTGGGGTGATTAAGCGGTACAGGCGTGGACGCACTCATCAGTTAAAGCTTTCAAGAAACGGAAAATTTTAAGTCAACAGCCACGTAAGCTGAAGACGCAGGGCCACTCTTAGGGGTGGCCTTTGTCCTTTACCACTGCTTAGTCTAGACGGATCAAAACTGGTTCGCATTGCGCGATAAGTCATGTCAAAAAAAATAGACGACGAAAGCCTGCTGGAAATACTCCAGCGCAAAGAATCCGCAGCCTCCCACTACATTCACGGCCAGCTAGGCACGGAGCGTGAGAAGTCCATGCGCGAGTACTACCGGATGCCTTACGGAAATGAAGAACCTGGTTGGTCTCAGATCGTCGCATCGGATGGGCAAGATAGCATCGAATGGGTGCTAGCTGCCATCATGAAGGTGTTTGCAAGCACTGACAAAGCGGTGCAGTTTGAGCCCGCACGCGCCGAGGATGTTAAACCCGCCGAACAAGCCACAGAAAGCTGCAACCACGTTTTCTTCAAGCAAAACGATGGATTCCTAGTCCTGTACACCGCCATCAAAGACATGTTGACGGTCAAGAACTGCGCGGTGATGTGGCGCAAGGAGACAAACGAGGTTGTGTCGTCCATCCCGTTCAAGGGAGCCACAGAAGAGATGCTGGCAATGCTCTTGCAAGAGGAAGATGCAGAGATTGAGCAGGCCACTCCCGTGCCAATCCTAGACCCTCAGGGGCAGCCTCAGATCGACCCCTACACCGGACAGCCTGCCATGGGCTACAACGGGCGTTTGAAGAAGACTGAGAAGCGCACAATCGTTAAAGTCGAAGCGTTTAGCCCAGAGGATTTGCTGGTTGAACGTGATTGGACTTCGCCACTGTTGGCCGAATGCCCGTATGTAGCCCGACTGATGCGCGTCACGCTTTCTGACTTGAAGAACATGGGATTCAAGGGTGTTGAAGCAGAAGACCTGCGCGCCAGTGACCAAGTTGGAAACAGTGCAGACGCATCGTTCCGCCTAAACAAGACGAACCAAGAAGATGCCACGTTTGCCGACGAACTGGACAACCGCCAGTCGGAAGATGATTCCATGTCTGAGGGTTGGTTGCGCATGGAATACGTCCTGGCTGACGTTGACGGTGACGGCATTGCAGAGCGCCTGTGCATCTACCGCTTGCACGACAAGATTCTGAGCAAAGAGGTTGTCTCGCATGTGCCAATCGCCACCTCTTCGCCCATTCTGAACACGCACCGCTGGGATGGTCAGTCTTACATGGACGTTGTCAGCGACCTGCAAAAGCTGCACACCGAGATTCTGCGGCAGACCCTGGACAACCTGAAACTGACGAACAACCCGCGCAAGAACGTGCTTGAGAACAGTTCGGGCGCATTGCAGGCCAACATTGACGACCTGCTTGATTCACGAATCGGCGGCATTGTACGGGTGCGCTCTGTTGATGCCGTTACAGACAACGTGACGCCATTCACGGGCGCTGCATCGATGCCCATGCTGGAGTACATCCAGGGAATGCGCGAGAACCGCACAGGTGTTTCTAGGGCTTCCCAAGGATTGAACCCTGACAGCCTGAACAATACCGCTCAAGGCCGATCTGATGACAGAACGTCTGCCCAGCAGCGCACTGAAATGGTTGTCCGCATCATTGCTGAAACGCTGGTTAAGCCTATCTTCCTCGGCATCCTCAAGACTCTGACCGATGGCGGAATGGAGAAGCTGGCATTCCGCTTGCGGGATGAGTTTGTGGAGTACGACCCGAACGAATGGCGCGACCAGTACAGCATGACTGTGAATGTGGGCCTAGGAACGGGCGACAAGGCACAGCAGGCCGCGCACCTGACCACCATCTATCAGATGCAAATGGCAGGCATGCAGATGGGCCTAGCGACTCCTAAGCACCTGTACCACACACAGACTAAGTTGGTTGAAAACGCAGGCTTCAAGGATGTTCAAAACTTCATCCAAGACCCGTCTACGGTTCCCCCACAGCCACAGCAGCCGCCTTTGCCGCTGCAAATTGAGCAGATGAAGATACAAGCCGCTGGTCAGAAGCACCAGGCAGAGCAACAGTCCGACATTCAAAAGTTCCAGGCTGAAACACAAATGGCGCGTGAGATTGAGCAGATAAAAGCAGACGCCAAGCTGCAAGAGACTCGCGCAAACCTTGAGCTTCAGGCAGCGAACGACCAACGTGATTCGGAGCGCGAACAGTTCAAGGCTCAGATGCAGATTCAAATGGAGCAGCAGCGGCTGGAGTTTGAGCGATGGAAGGCTGAACTGGATGCGCGTGTGAAGCTGCGAATTGCAGCCATTGGCACAGAGCAATCGGGCGACGAACTGCTGGCCGAGGTGGGCAACGAAGAGGCCATGACGAATGAAAGCCCGATGGACAAACTAGCAGGGATGCACATGCAAACGCTTCAGATGATTGGACAGTTGGCGGCGCAGATGAACGCGCCCAAGGTGATCGTGCGTGACCAGCAAGGCAAAGCGATTGGCGTTCAAGGAGTGCAGCAATGACAGACCATGTAACCCTAAACCCTGGCGCTGGTGGCGCAGTTGTCGCAACCGATGACGTTGGTGGAGTTCAGTACCAGCGTATCAAATTGGATTTGGGTGCAGATGGACAGTCCACTCCTGTAAGCGGCTCCTTGCCCGTTTCTGCGGCCTCCTTGCCCCTTCCTACGGGGGCAGCTACTGAGACAACCATTGCAGCCCTGCAAACCCTGCTGACAACCCTTGCAGGAACGATTGCACTGCACGATGCTCCTTTTGTTCCAGGCTCACCCGGCCAGATCATGCTTGGTAAGCGGATGGACTCCGACAGCACCACAGTGGCTGACGGCGACCTAAACATGTTCAACATGGACGAAGAGGGCCGGTTGAAGGTAGCCAGCAAGCCCGCAAGTTACACGCCGACTGTTGGTAACGTTACCTCTGCGACCAGCACGGTTTCCATCAATACGACTCGATTTTCGAACTTGATGATCCACTGCACCGGCACATTTGCAGGCGCAAACTGCACCTTTGAAGGATCGCTAAACAGCACCAATGGCACAGATGGTTCATGGTTCGGTGTGCAGGCTATTCGCTCAAACGCCAACACCATTGAAACGGTCACAGGCGTCTTGGGCGCTGCCCCGGCATACGCCTGGGAATTGTCTGTAAACGCTTTAACTTGGTTTCGTGTCCGCGCTACTGCCTGGACTTCTGGTACTCAGGTATGGACGATGATTCCGGGCACCTACGCGACCGAGCCAATCCCCGGCGCACAGATCAGCGGAACACAGCCTGTCAGTGGCACGGTCACGGCAACGGTCACGCCTCCAGCCCCGGCCACTCCGTACTTTCTCAACTCAGCCGCCACGACTAACGGCGCCCTTGTAATCACCGGCACAAGTGGCGTTCATGCCTTGTGGGCTACCAACGAAGGCGCAGCTACTGCTTACCTGAAGCTCTACAACAAAGCCACGGCGCCAACAGTCGGGACTGATGTGCCTGAAATGATTATCCCCATCCCTGCTGCTGCTTTGGGTGTGCCTGGTGTTGCTAATCCCAACATCGGTTTCAGTGGCTTTAGGTTCGCTTTGGGCCTCGGCATTGCAATCACTGGCGCAGCGGTTTACACAGATACGACTGCGGTGGCTGCTGGTCAGGTGAAAGTGAAACTTAGCCGGACTGTCTGATGCTGCTAATCCTAAGCTCTCTGTTTGAATCATCGGGGGTTGTTGATCCTCCGGTGGCTGAATCTGGCGGGCTTGACTTCACTCCAAAGCGGTCATTTGTTCGCAGGGGGAAGAGGATTCACCTGTTCAACTCTGCTCAAGAGGCCGACGCCTGGCTGGAAGCTGAAGAAGCGGCAGAGCAGGCGATAAAGGAAGCGCAGAAGACCTCTAGAAGGGCCAGAAAGCGGCTCAGGGAGCGCGTTTACCGCGTGGTTGATGTGGCGCCAGTGGAAACGCTGGAACTGCCTCTAATTGCCTCTATTGTTGGCCAGTATTCCCTGCCGGTTGATCTTCCCGAGCTCATTAAGCAAGAGGCATGGGACAGGGTTTTGCAGGTTCACGCGTTGGCGATGGAAATGCAGGATGAAGAAGCAATAGAGATGCTGCTTTTGATGTAGAATGCTATCAAATTCATAGCGCCCTTTACTACCGCTTAGTCTAGACAGGTCAATGCTCGCAACATAGACATATCAAAGGCCCATAGCCTCTGCTTTCAGCCCTTAAATGGGCACATGTTGCGAGCATGGAAAGCAAGAGACTATGGGCCTTTTTGCTTTCCAACTGTCAGGGCGCAAATGACACAGCTAATGGGCCGCAAGGGGCCGCACCCATATACCTACCGCACCAGCAAGACCAACTGGTGACGTTCCAGCGTTGGTAAGGCGACTGGAGCAGCAATGGCCGGAATGTGACCTTATATACGCCTGAGCCGACAT